TGAAATATTCAAGGTTTTTGCAGGAGATAGAGAAACAGTCAGTATTACTTTAAAATGAAAAAAATGGGACTGAATAAAAGCACTGGCAATATGTATGAGTTCGTAACCCACACATGGAATACCGTAAAAGGTGAATGTTACCATGATTGCAGCTATTGTTACATGAAGCGATGGGGAAAACTGAATCCTGTTCGATTTGATGAAAAAGAACTTAAAACAGACTTAGGATCAGGAAATTTTATTTTTGTAGGTTCAAGTTGCGATATGTGGGCTGAAAATATACCTGATAAATGGATATTTAAAACACTGATCTCGGAAAAAACAAAAAAAGTGACTGCAATTGAAAAACAACGCACATCAAAAAATGCGATGAACAGGCTAAAAGAATTAGTCCTCAATGAATGCCCAAAAAGCAGTAATTCAATGATTACAATCAGCCATTGCGGCGGACAAAAGCGTGCTGAAATCTTAGCTAGTGAATTATCAACCGCTTTAGGTATTGAAAAAATCCCAGTAATTTGTTGAAATGCTTAAAGAATGTGAACCTATTCAGGTAAACATTGGATCAGATAGCGGTAAGCATAACTTGCCAGAACCTTCAAGAGAAAAAGTTTTGGAGTTAATTTCTGAATTGGAAAAGTTTACCGCTATTCACAATAAATCAAATTTAAAACGATTGTTATAATTTTTAATCCAAAAAATGATGAATCAAATAATCTTAGCCGCGATAGTTTTACTACTCATTTTGTGGGCGGTAGCTGAGGGTTACTATAAGGATAAAAAGGAGAAGTTGATATTTACAATAGTGAAACTTTGCCTATTACAGTGCCAACGGCAGAATTGGAGCCAATAAGTTATGACTCAGTTATTTTTTGTATTTACAGAAAAGTTAAAAAACTGTGTTAAAAAAAAAGAAAAGATCATCCGTAAAAACGCTGGTAGCCAAACTGGACAGAATATTTTCAGAATACATAAGACTGAGAGATTCGGACAATAACGGTTATTGCCGGTGCATTTCGTGTAATAGTCCTCACTATTGGAAAGACGTAGATTGCGGACACTTTATTAACCGGCGACACATGGGAACAAGGTTTGATGAAAAGAACTGCAACGGACAGTGCAGATCGTGTAATCGTTTCGACGAGGGTAATAATATCGGTTACATGAGGGGAATTATAAAGAAATACGGAGAAGGGGTTTTAATCGAGTTGGAGATAAAAAAACATTCAGTTTCTAAACTTTCATTTTTTGAATATGAGGTTTTAATTACCCACTACCAGAAAGAGGTTGAAGTATTAAAAGAGTTAAAATTATGAATAAAGTGTTGCTTACAAAGCAATATTTGTTATCTTTACACTATAAACTTTTTACCAAATGAAGATTTACACATCTTATTACGGAAATATGAGAAAGCTGGACAGGGCCGGAATCCTGCCAATTTCTATTTCATTAGGTGTGCCTGGCTGGTTTAAGGGAAGTAAATTATCTTATCTGGCTCCCACCAGAAAAATGCTTGACCCTGAAATGTCCGAAGAAGAATATATCAAACTTTACAAGGGAATTTTGGGAAGAATCAAAGTAGAAACTTTAAGAGAAGATATTTCAAACCTCACGAGAGGGAAAGATGTTGATATAGCTCTTTTGTGTTGGGAGAAACCCGGCGATTTTTGTCACCGTCATTTATTTGCCGAGTGGATGAAAGAACAAACAGGATATGAAATTGAAGAGTTTGGCGGCATCAAGAAAAAAGAAACCGTAACTATTGAAGCCATACAACAACCTCTATTCCCTGACGAAACAGAAATTTACACAAGTTATTTTGGCAATATCAGAAAATTACAAGAAAGAGGGATTGTTCCAATTGGAATAGCAAGATTCCCTCCAAAATGGTTGAAATGCGAGCATATTTATGATTTAGCTCCGAGGGCCGATATGCTAAATATGTCACCAGAACAATACGACCTTGAATTTAAGGATATTCTTAATCGATTAAATCCAAAAGAAATTCAAGAGAGAATAAAGCATATCTCAAAAGGTAAGGTCTGCGCTTTGTTGTGTTTTGAAAAACCACCAGACCCATGTCACAGGCACGATGTGGCTAATTGGTTAAATAAAACTTTGGGTTTAAAAATAACTGAGTTCAAATAATATAACCCGTCGTTAGCTCAATTGGTAGAGTACTGCACACTTAATGCAGGGGTTGGGGGTTCGAGACCTTCACGGCGGACAAAAATTTCAAAAAAATGGCACGTCCAGTAAAATATATTGAAGGAATTCATGGGCCTTGGGCTAAAAGCCTTGCAATGGAAGGGTTAACCGATAAGGAAATGGCTGATAGAATGGGGATTGCGAAGTCAACATTCAATAAATGGAAAAAGGATTTTCCTGAATTTTCGGACTCCATAAAAATGGGAAAAGAACCAGCAGACGCAAATGTCGAGCAAACTTTGTATAAAAGGGCAATAGGTTACACTATTAAAGAAAAGAAAGTTGTTGTTGAAATGGATTCTGAGGGCAATCAAAAACCAGCAAGAATTGAAACTTTTGAAAAGCAAGTTATCCCTGACACTACTGCGCAAATATTCTGGTTAAAAAACAGAAGGCCGAAGGATTGGAGAGACAAGCAAGATATTAGCCTTACCATTGATCCGTTTACTGAATTAATGAAAGCTGCTGCACAAGTAGAAAACGATGATTAATGAAAATCATATATCACTATATCTGTCATGGAGAAAAGATTGGAATAAATTTGTCAGGGACGTTTTAAAAGCCCGGCTCGATTATGAACAGAAAGATATTTTATCGTCAGTTCAATATAACCACATGACAGCGGTTGCCAGCGGAACAGCAAGGGGAAAAGACTTTGTTGCGGCTTGTGCATCGCTTTGTTTTTTATACCTCACTCCAAAATTTAATAAAAAAGGAGAGTTAATCGAAAACACAAAAGTTGCAATGACAGCGCCCACCGGCAGGCAAGTTTCAAATATTATGACACCTGAAATAAGGAGACTTTATAGAAACGCAAAGTTTTTGCCGGGAAGATTGGTTGCCGATGATATCAGGACGAATTATGAAGAATGGTTTCTAACTGGTTTTAAGGCCGACGACAACGCAACAGAAGCTTGGTCAGGGTTTCATGCCGTTAATACAATGTTCGTTGTAACAGAGGCCACAGGATTAGCAGAAAAGACCTTTGATGCTATCGAAGGAAACTTGCAGGGAAACTCAAGGATGCTTATTGTTTTCAACCCTAACATTCCAACAGGGTACGCAGCAAGGGCGATGAAATCAAACAGGTTTCATAAATTCCGGCTTAACTCTTTAAATGCTGAAAATGTTGTAAAAAAGAAAGTCGTTATTCCCGGACAGGTAGATTACGAATGGGTAAAAGACAAAGTAAAAGCCTGGGCTGCTCCAATTGAGAGATCGGACTTCAATGAAGGAGAAGGAGATTTTGAGTTTGAAATGGACGGAACAAAAAGAATGTACAGACCCAGGGATTTATTTAGAGTTAAGGTTCTTGGAATGTTTCCGAAAGTAAGTACAGATCAACTTATTCCTTATGAATGGATTGAACTGGCAAATAAAAAGTGGGAAGAACATGGACCCGAAGTTTCGATAATGAGAGACGTTCAGAAAAACCGTCTTGGAGTTGACGTTGCAGGAATGGGAAGGGATGAAAGTGTGCTTTGTCACAGGTACGGAGATTTTGTACATAAATTTGAATCCCATCAATCAGCAGGACAGGCAGACCACATGCACGTTGCCGGTATGATTTTTCCGGTTGTTCAAAAGAAAGAAAACAAAGCATTCATTGATACAATCGGAGAAGGGGCCGGGGTTTATTCCAGATTGATTGAGTTGGGTTATTCGAATGTTTTTTCATGCAAATTTTCAGAAGGCGCGGCAGGTCTTACTGATACAACCGGAGTTTACACCTTTGCTAATATGAGAGCTTATTTGTATTGGGCTGTCAGAGATTGGTTAAATCCTGAAAATAAAACCGGAGCGATGTTGCCACCAAATGACAAACTTTTAGAGGAAGCAACAGAAATAAAGTGGAAATTTCAAAGCAATGGTTCAATTATTATTGAGCCGAAAGAAGATATTGTAAAACGAATAGGACGGTCAACAGACTATTTCGATCCTTTGGCGAACACGTTCTATCCGAATGACAACAGTATGGTGATTAATGAAGCGGAGTTACTAAACGATTTTAGATAAGTAAAATGGAAACAAAAGATTTGGGTTTTGACAAGAATATTTCAGACGTAATTGCTGAGATAAAAAAGAGCAAAACGATTAACCCCCCATCATGGGGTTCTCTTGTAAAACAATTCGATGTAATGCAGCATGAAATTGTAACCGATAAAACCAACAGGAAAGACAAAGTTCGAAAAGACGGTTCAGTCGAAAAAGTTGCAAGGGTAACATACGGCCAGCAGAAGCTTGCAGCCAGAAGAATGACACAAATGAGTTTTGCTATTCCGGTTAAAAGAATCTACAATACCGGAGAGGACGCAACAAAGAAAGCCCAGGCACAAGCTATTGAGGCGATCTACACAGGAGCAAGAATTGACGCTGTGAATATTAAGCGAATGAACGCTTATTTTGCCGCTTGCGAAATTGCCACAATCTGGTTTCCTGTTCAGGAAAAACATGAACGGTATGGATTTAACAGTGAATGGAAATTAAGATGTGTGAGTTATTCACCCATGGATCGGAAATTTTCAAGAATTGAAACAGCTAATTTATATCCTGTTTTCAACAAAGAAAGGGATATGATCGCACTGGCCTATGAGTACACCTTGGACGAAGAAGGGAAAAAAGTGATCTACTTTCATGTTTACACCGCCGAGGAAGAACGAATTCTCAGAAAAAAAGAGGGCAAATGGGAAGATGTTACCGGGGAAGAATCGCCCGTTGCAATCAATAAAATTCCGGGTTCCTACCTTTGGCGTCCGATGCCAATTTGGGAAGATACTACCAACAACACAAACGAGATTGAGTTGGCACTTTCAAGAGAGAGCGATATCATAAGAAAGAATTCTGCTCCAATTGTGAAAATAAAAGGAGAATTGATTGGCGACAAACCGGCCAGTGAAGTTGCAAGAGAGGTTTACCAGTTAAAAGGCGAGGGCGACGTTTCGTATGTGACTTGGGAACAACAGGTAGAAGCTTTAAAGTACTATGTTGAGACTTTAAAGCAAAACACCGAAGAAGAACTTCAATTGCCGAATATGTCATTCGAGAACGTGAAAGGACTTTCAGCCATGTCAGGGGAAGCAAGGAAAACCCTATTGACCGATCCTCACTTAAAAGTAGGAGATGAAAGCGGAGACATCATTGAGTTTCTGGAAAGAGAATGTAATGTGATTAAGGCTTTTTTGGGAATGATTAACACCGGCTGGAAAACAAGTATCAATGATTTGGAAGTGGAGCACGTAATAACTCCATTTATCCAGAACGATGAAGGAGCGCAGGTAGAAAAGATAACCAAAGCCACTCAGAAACCGATAATGAGCCAGAGAACCGGAATAACTCACCTTGGATTAGTAGAGGACATCGATAAGGAATATCTTTTACTGCAAGACGAAGAAAAAAGAATGAATTCAGTAGATTTATTTGAAACGGCAGAATGAAGTCTTTTGGTTTAAAATATGACCGGGAGCACTACAAGCGAATAGAGAGTATCTACGTAAGGAAGATTGACCAGCTTCATAAACTGGCAATGCGTGAATCGGCCCGTGCAGTAAGTATGGCCGGTGCAATTGATATTGATAAACCGTTTTCCTTTTCCGATTACCCGCAAGTCAAAACCAAGGTTGACAAAATATTCAAGTCGCTTGAGTACAACATGGAAAAGACAATCGGCGAAGGAGTGAAAAAAGAATGGCTGCAATCAGCGGTGAAAAATGATGTTCTGGTCGATCAGGTTCTTAAATCTACCCACTTCAAAAAGGATGAAGTAAAACATCTTTTCGGGAGGAACCTTGAGGCGTTATCTGCTTTTCAAAAAAGAAAAACCGGAGGATTGAATTTATCTGACAGGGTTTGGAGATATACCAACCAGTTTAAAGGAGAGATTGAAATGGGTTTGGATGTTGGTATTGCAAGCGGAAAGCCAGCATCACAGCTTGCCGTTGATTTGCAGAAGTATTTAAAAGAGCCAGACAAATTATTCCGAAGAGTTCGAGACCTGAGAGGAAACCTTGTTTTATCCGAGAACGCGAAAAACTACCATCCCGGCCCGGGAGTTTACCGGAGTAGTTATAAAAACTCTTTAAGACTTGCCCGGTCTGAAATTAACATGGCTTACAGGAGATCGGATCATGAACGCTGGCAACAGTTGGATTTTGTTGTTGGAATTGAGATAAGGAGATCGAATCATGTTTATCCTTGCGATGTTTGCGAAACGCTGAAAGGGAAATATCCAAAAGAATTCAAGTTCTACAGTTGGCATCCGAATTGCCGCTGTCATGCTATTTCTATTCTTTCAACAAATGAGGAATTCATCGAAAGAGAAAAGGCACGAATGGCCGGGGAAGATGTTGGCCCAATGAAATCCGTAAACGAGATTAAAACAGTTCCGAAATCATTTTCAAACTGGATTTATAAAAATCAGGACAGGATAGACCGGGCGAAAACGAAACCGTATTTTATTAAGGATAATAAAGGATTATTAAGTAAGATTAATGCTGTTACTCCTGCACCATATACAGAAGCTGAATTTATTAAGGCTAAAAACTATGTTGAAAGAGGAAATAAAAATTACGATCTTACACAACAAGGCGCTTTGCCGGGAGCAAGAAATACACCGTGGAAAAATTTAGATAATCCTGATGAAATTGAAATGCATAAGAAGTATTCAAAACGGTTAAAAAGGAATACTTTAAAAGATGAAGCCGGTGATGATTATATTGAAGAATTGCGTAGAATTATCAATAATAAAGAAATGGTATTAGAACGTGACGCTGAGTTTTATTTTGGCATGGATAAAGGAGGCGTTAACGCAATTGCTCAAATGATAGGAAAAGGTGAAATAAAAATGTATGGTCATCGATATACTGCAATTGATTCAAAGAGAGCGTTTAATTATGCCAGGGTAAATGACAATTCCAATTCCGGTGCTGTTTTTGATATTGTTGCGAAAAAAGGACAAAAAGCAACATTCACTCATGTATTTGATTTGCCAGAGTCAGTCTTTTTGCCAGGAAGTAGAATGAAAGTTATCGAAAAAGGTATGAGAAAATACAATGGGAAAAACGTTCCCTATTATAAGTTAGAGCTAATTGATGATGGAGCTGATTTTTGCAATAGTATGCTAAAAATTGTTGATGAAATAGACGATTTAATTAAATAATCAAAACGCTTTAGTTAAGAAATAGGCAGTATGAAAATACTGCTTTTTTTATGCTTTTTTTTTGAAAATAAATGTCAAAACTATTGCGTATTAAGCAATAAATCCTTATATTTATACTGTAATACTAATTAATACAATACATCATGAAAAAGACAAAAGCTGAGATTCAGGCAATGCACCGGAAGTTCAGGAAACATGAGGTTCCGGCTGAAAAGTGGTGGACTTACATTGACAAGTTCGACAGAGAAGAAAGAAAATCCCTGCGAGAAGTTGTCGCAAACCACATGAAAGCAGAAAGAAGGCTGCATGACTACAAAAACAGCCCGTTGTTCAGACATCAGGATTTGGAAGGCAGGATTTGGGATATGCTTTATATGTTTGCATTAAAGGCCCGAAAAAATCCGAGCAACCAACTAACCTTTGAGGTTGTTTTTCAAATGCCGGACAAAGGAGATTGGGAAAGAAACGAGAAAGTAATGGAGCCGGGGAAAAAGACTTTCCGCGAGGTAACTCTTGAGGCACTGGCCGGGCCAACAGATATTGATGATGTAAGGCCAGCGATAACTATAATGAAGCCAGGGGAGGATTAAGCAATGAAAGACAACTTTGCAATAGTGATGTTTGACCACGTAAGCCCGTATATGGTGGAGGCGGTGAAACTCTATACAGGTACATGGAATAAATGCCACCGGAAGCTAAAACAGTGGGAGAAGGAAGGCAATCAACAAGTGTACGATTACGAGATTGCGGTAAACGATTTCGAGGACGGCTGCAATGCAAATTACGTCCAGACTTGTAACATGGATAATTTTTGGGGTTAAAAATCAAGAAAAATGGAAAGAGAAATAAGAATAATAGTTGAAGCTCCGGTC